TCCAGGCGTAAATCCGGATGGCACTTTAACAGGCATTTTAATAAACCAGACATATAATCCTCAAAATGATAAATCTATATTAGTTGCGATGGGTATACTTCTTGATGGATCTTACAGAGAAAATATTCAGCCCGCAGGAGTATTTGATTACATTGAAAAATATGTTAGAACAACGGGAAGTGCTCCTCCTGGATTATATTGTTATAATTTTTCGATTAACTCAAATAATGGAGATTTACAGCCATCGGGCGCAATAAATATGAGTCGGTTCAATCAAATAGAGTTGGAATTCACAACAATAATACCACCGCTAGATCCATTGGCTCAAAGTTTAACCATTTGCGATCCGGAAACAGGAAATATTATAGGCATTAACAAACCAACATGGCGTATTTATGATTACAACTTTGATTTATATTTGTTTGAAGAACGAATTAATGTTGTTAGCTTTATTGGAGGAAATGTGGGACTAATGTATGCGACATAAAATCGAACAAGTTATTTCTGTAATGACGCATTTGCCGCTGGAGGTGTTGTCTCAAAGAATTGTCCAGTTGCCGATACAGTCATTGGGTATTTTGGTTCAAAGGAAGTCGTATCGCTTTCAAACGCAATTCCGTTTGAAATTCCTTGGCTATATTTATCCGCGGATTCTCTACGTTTGTTATATAAATTTAATCCTTCATTAAATGACTTTGTCCATTGATCTAATCCTTGATACGGGACTTTTAGAACAGAATCTTTTGAACCTGGATATATTTGCGCAAAATCCGCATTGTGATTATTATAACCTGTTGTTAATGGACTATATTGTAATCCTTGTTGGCCTAATTTACCGCCATTATCGTAAGGATATACTTCTTTTGTTACACAAGAATCTTGTAATTTAGGACCAGGATTACAACCTTGGCAATCAATGTCCGAACTACATTGTTCTCTAGTTATGGCGCATTGTGCTTGAGGTCCGCAAAAATTCTTACAACTAACAGGATCGTTTATTGGTAAATTAACCGTATGACTATATGCTGGAGAATTAGTATCATTATAATTTATTACAGCATCTTTCGGATACGGTATAGTTAAGCCTTCTACTATACATTTATTAGACATTGTATTTGTTATAATATTTGAGCCATAGTTTATTACTATCCATAATAATAACAAACTAACAAATGTACAAAGAAATGTATAAAGTAATGTATATTTGTAATTTAATGTCATATATAAACTTCCTATTTTAATTATTAAAATGTCGTAATAATTCAAATTTTTAATATATATTTATTATAATTAATGTCTACTACAGAAGATACAAGCGCAATTGATGAAAAAAAAACGGAAGATACAGGGACGGAACCAGATTTTAAAGGGTTTGTATCTAATTATTTATCCAGCATTATATTTACTATAGGTATTGTTGTATTTATTATTGGCGGATTAGGATTATATACAACTAAAGTCGCCCAGGCTAATATTCTGCCAGATAATATAGAACTAGCTCCATATACAATTATTGATCGGGTTGTTAAAGATATTCCAATTGATATAAATGTTATGAGGCCAACATTTTGGTCTGAAAATAAAGACACATTTTCACAAAAGGCTATATTTGATTCTCAGGGATATTTAGACAGTTTTCAAAATAGCTTTTTATGTTCTTTAAAACAAAAAGCGGATCCTAAAGATGGAGCAAATGCGGCTTTATTTTTTTCACGCGTGTATGATAATTTGGTTGCTAAAAATTTATTAGTTATTAATAAAATTTTCTTTTATTTAAGTTATCTTCCCGAATCCGTTATTATGTTTTTATATGGATTGTTTGGTATATTTATTTGGATAGGACTATATTTTTTCAATATGTGTATTAGTATTTTTTATCATTTTGTAAATATACCCGAATTATTTAGAGAGACAAATGAAGACAAAAATAAATGGGAATCCGACGACAATATATCTTATTTAAGATTTTCCAAGTTTTTATTATTCTGTTTCATTTGGATTCCTGTGGGATTATTTTCAACATTTGTTATGCCGATATTTTTTACAATTTATGGATTATTTTCTCCTTTATTTGCTACTTACACAATCAAAGGAACAAAAAAATCATATGGCGTATATGATTTTATTAAAGATACTTTTGCTTATAAAAAGTTGTTCTTTTTTATTCTTGCTACATTAAGTTTAGTTTCCAATGGTTCAACATATCTTGGCAGTAATGCTATTATTGGTATACTAATAGCCGTTGCTTTTGCTTATTATATGGGATTATATAGTAATGAAATGCCTGAAATTGGTATTAATGGGTTTACGTCTGGAATAAAACAAAATGCGAAACAAGCATCAGTAATCCCTCTTGATAAAACTCAATTGGTAGAAATATGTAAACATATAGCTATTGATGATACTGAAATGGAAAAAATAATAGACAATGGTACATTCAGAAAAATAATATCAAAGGAAACGGGTGGTTCTCCTATAAATAATGATGAGCCTGTTATAAATAATGATGATCCTGTTATAAATAATGATGAGCCTGTTATAAATAATGATGATCCTGTTATAAATAATGATGATCCTATAAATAATGATGAGCCTATTATAAATGATAAACCTATAACTAATCAAATGCCATATATTAAATATCCAGAACAACAACCAGAACAACAACAAGAACAAAGTGGTGGTAAAATAAGAAAACCAATAAAAACAAAAAAATATAATTTTAGGTTGGTATAATGAATAAAACGCAATTATATTCTTTTTCTAAATTTATTCTTTCTAGATTTATTCTTTCTAGATTTATTCTTTCTAGATTTATTCTTTCTAGATTTATTCTTTCTAGTTCTTTTTAATTTACCCCCAGTTGGTAAAACAGAAGAATTAGATGGGAGAAATCTAGAATAAAACGCAGGGGTTAGGCGATTTGGACGGGGTTTTGAATGAATATTTGGTACTGAATCTAATTCATTTGTAACCGCGGTATTCTGTCCGTTACATCCATAACTAGTAATTGGAACTTTACATAAAGGACATAGCGGATCTTCTGCTGATAATATACTTAATTGTATTATTATTTTTATACAATCTGGACAAAAATAGTGGCCGCAATTTAATCCCATTAATAGTTTATTTTCGAAACATACAGGGCATTCGCATGAACTATCACAACATTTTGGATTTTTAAAAACATTATCACCCATATATATATATAATAATAATAAAAATAATTTTATACAATAAACAATATAAATATAATTTGTAATTTTAATTAATATATGAATAAAGATAAAAATAAATTATCGCTTCCTTTTGTTAGTTTATGTACTCCAACATTTAATCGTAGACCATTTATACCATTTATGATAAAATGTTTTGAACATCAAACATATCCCAAAGATAGAATTGAATGGATAATTATTGATGATGGTTCCGATCCTATTGAGGAACTTGTTAAAAATATTCCACAAGTCAAATACTTTTATTATAAAGAAAAAATGCTTTTAGGTAAAAAGCGTAATTTAATGCATAATAAATGTTCTGGAGATATAATTATTTATATGGACGACGACGATTATTATCCCCCGTCTAGAATTTCCCATGCGGTAGATACGCTACAAAAAAATCCGTCGTATTTGATTGCCGGTTCATCTGAAATGCACATTTATTTTGATTCTAGAAATTCAGTGTTTCAATGTGGACCCTATAAACCATATCATTCTACAGCTGCTACGTTTGCCTTCAAAAAAGAATTGCTTTTACAAACTAGTTACGATGACGGTATTGCTCTAGCAGAAGAAAATAAATTTACAAAAGGGTATACAATTCCGTTAATCCAGCTGGATACGTTACAATCAATCTTGGTTTTTTCACACAAACATAATTCGTTAAATAAAGAAACATTGTTAACAAATCCTGAACTAACAAGAACTATTCCGTCACGTTTTACAGTTGATAATTTTATTAAAGACCCGGTTTTAAAACAATTTTATATGTATGATATGAATAAATTGTTAGAAGATTATGAACCAGGAAACCCTAAATATAAGCCTGAATTATTGAAACAAATGAAAAAAATGGAAGAAGAACGGGCTACAAGATTATCAGACTATTCTAAACAATTAGAAGAACATAATAAGATGTTGACTGTTTATAACAATATTACTAACAAAGATACTAACCAAAATGCTAATATAAATGCTAATATAAATGCTAATATAAATTCTAATAAAAAAATAGAAATAGAATCTATTCGTAATGAATATGAAAAAAAATTAGAAAACAAAAATATATTAATTAATGAACTGCTTAAAAGGATTAAAGCACTAACAACAGAACTATCTGATTACAAAAGTAAACACGATTGAATTAAGTCGCAAGCTTATGTCTAGTCGTCTCAAGATAATATCATATAATAATGATTTAAAGATATAATACATTATTATAGTATAACATACAAATGTATTATGAAGAAGGATTCGTGGCTGCAGATGATTCATCATTTAATCTTAAGATGAATTCGACAGAAATGGGCAGGAAGTTTGATACAAAACACGAAAAATATACAATTTTATTTAATAATACATGGAAAGACGGTAAATATCGTAAGACTGTCACCATTGAAAATTATGGTTCTGGACAGCAAGGATCTAGAATTAGAAATGCTGTAACTGGCGAGAGATTTAACGAGTTGGTTGGCAGTAAGTTTGAGGATCTATATTTTAAGGTTGTGGAATCGACTGGTCGTTTTAATAGAAGGGACCCTCTTATATTGTTTTACGATACTCCAGATCAATATGAAAATCATCATTTTGTAACTGTTAACAACTTAGTAAAGGAGAAGTGGTATGAAAAGTCTTTGGCTACAAGAAAGAGACTACAAATAGACTAGAAATAATCGTTTGATATGTTATTATAATTAATTTAAATTTTATTAATTATATTATTAATTTATCAAATACTTAATTTATTAATTTATCAAGTACTTATTAACATTCCTCGGGTTCTTCATCAGATAAAACATCTTCGGTTTCAGGCGCATTTTCCTTTGTATATTTTTCCAAATATCTATAAATACGACTAATATCTAATTTTGAAATACTATAGTTTTCAAATAATAATATAATCTCATTATCCGTATGTTTATTTTTAAGGTCTAAAAAGAAAGCAAACATATCATTTTTATCCATTGACAATTCCTGGCATAAATTTTGAATAAAAATAGAATTATTATATTCAGTGGAATATTTTGTTAGTACCTTTGTGAATCTAACTTCCGTTGGATTAAAGGTTTGTTTTTTTTTTGAAAATATCTCATCATGATATATTTTATTGTTTTTAAATGTTTTTACTAGAGAACTCATTTCATTAAATTGCCATATTTGTTTTTGAAATGTTATTCTATCAATATAATCGGAAAAACACATATTATCTAATATTTTTAAATACAACGGAACCGACTCGCTCTTGTTTATTTTACTCAATACATCTATAATATTTTCGTGCCATAATAAGCCTACAATAGTTCTATCTGTTTCATTCATTATTGTTAAATGATCATCAATCGCATAATTATTATTAATTAATTTTTTGGTAATCTTTCTTGTATCGTCATTATACGACTTCATTAAAAATATATTATGAATAATGTTAGTATTCAATATGCTCTGTTTACTTTTATATAATTCATAAATTGTCTTAAGTTTTCTTAAATCCCCCTGAATAAAATTAATTACATTATTTTTTATGGTTTCATCTTCTAAAGACGGCATTATATTATCTATGATTGAATACATTTGCGGTTTTGTTGGTGATTTCAATTCTACAACGTGGCATACTTTCATAAGTTCTTTAATTTTTTTATCAATATGATAATTACCTATACAAATTATAAAATTTAGGGTAATCTCTTCTAAACGTTGCTTCTTTGTTTTTTTTGGTCTAATTATTTTAATAAGTGAGTTGATCCCACCTTTGTCTCCATTATTCATACCGTCAATTTCATCCATT